CAGCATCTGCGACAGCCCGGCCAGGGCGTCCTCGTCGGACAGGTCCGGCAGGCCGGTGATGTCGGCCCCGGCGGCCTTGAGATCGGCATGCTCGGCGGCGATGGCGCGGGCCATGCGCCAGCCTCGGGCACGGGCGGCCTCGTACACCGCCGTGGTCAGCGGGCGCACGAACACCTTCACCCCGTGGGGCAGATCGATCCAGTAGGGTTCCTTGGGGATGGTCAGGCGGATCATGATCAATACCCCGCCACGTCGTTGACCAGGGTGACTTGCAGCAGGTAGCCGGCCACCGGATCGCGGGCAGCCCGCCAGTCGTAGCTGGCCTGGATGCCGCCGGGGCCTTTGATTTCCTGTTTCTTCTTGGGCAGGAAGACGCGGGGGAGATGGAAGGTCAGTGCGAAGGCCGAGCCCGGGATGGTGAAGCCGTATTCCATTTCCACCGGGCTTTCTGCGGCGATGGCGGCGGTCAGCGTGGTGTCGGTGCCGAAGCGGATGTCCACCGAGCCCTCGGCGGTGGCCTCGGTTTCGTCGACGCCGTCGATCAGGCCATCGGCGCGGATAGTCTCGACCCGCTCCAGGTTGTTGGAAAACGATAGCTTGCCGCCCACCACGTTGGCCAGTTGGCCGCCGCCGACCCGGATGGTGCCGCTGCCCTGGCTGAATCGCTTCAGGGCGAAGGTCGTCGGGCTGGCATCGATGGTGGCGGCGGTTTCGGTTTCCCCCTGGGCGATCACCGAGATGGTGGCGTTGGCCGCGCCTGACCGGGCCATGTCGAAGGACAGCTTGTCCAGCTTGGCCCCGGCATGGCGGAAGAACTTTGGCACCGCCAGTTGAGCGTGACCGATCTCGATGGCGAGGCTGGGCAGCGTGCCGCCCGAGGTGAAGACATGGTCGAAGGTACCATCACCGTTGTCGGCGGTGACGGGGGTGCCGAACAGGCCCTTCAGCCAGAAGCCGAGCGCCCGCACATCCAGCGGCACGCCGATATCGCCCTCGTCCTTGATCGCTTCATAGAACGGGTCCTGGGCGTCACGGCCCTGGCCGAGCAGCGGGTCGTAGCCCAAGGGGCGCTCGGCCCCCAGGCTCGATTCCTTGAACGACAACCGGGTGTAGCCGTCGGCCGGAAGCACGCCGTAGCTCGCCTCGAAGGCAGCCAGCAGCGCGCAATCGGCGCCGTAAGCGCGCGTCTTGCCCATGATCGGAGTCCTTGATGGATTGGAAATCAGCCCAGCGGGTCGTCACTGGCGTAGTGGATGGTGACCGGCACCGTGGCACCGCGCAGGGCGGGAGCCCCGTCGATGGCGAGGCCGGAGGTCTTGGGGGCACCCCAATCCAGTCCTTCGGCCAAGCCGCCGAGGGAACGGTCGGCGGCCAGGACGTTTCCCACCGCCATCAACAGGTTGTCCAATGCCACACTGTCGTCGTCCTGGCCGCGCTGGAGGATCACCTCGATCTCGGTCTGGTGTTCCCAGAGATAGGTAACGGGCGACAGCACCACCTCGGGGTCGCCGGGGTCACCGTCACGCAGGATGATCAGGCCACCAGCCGGAACCGTTTCCGGCAGTGGCGCTTCCCGCTTGGCCGTGGCGCCGGGCACCGTTTCCAGCCGCGCCAATAGGGCGACGAGGATCTGTTCGCGGATGGATGACATGGGCAATCCTTGAAATGTGCGCCAACAAGGCGTACATATTTAAAGCATCAATTGGAGCCACCATCATGCCCAGGACTGCCCAGCGCCAGGAGCGCATCAGCATTCGTCTCAGCCCGCAATCGAAGCGGAAGCTGGAGCGAGCTGCCGCCTATGCGGACAAGACGCTTACCGACTTCGTGGTCGATGTCGCCTTGCAGAAGGCGGATGCGGTTGTGCGCGAGCACGAGGTTATTTCGCTCAACGCCGAGGAATGGGAGCGGTTTCAGGAACTGCTGCTCAATCCGCCCGAGCCGAACGAGAAGCTGCAGCGGGCGCTGGAAGAGCATGCGCGGATCGTGCGCCGGTGAGTCTCGCCACCGATTCCATCCAGATCGAGCCGCTTGAATCCCATCATGACCGCTCGTCCTTCTCCTGCGGCAATGAGTCCCTCGACCGCTATATCCGCGAGCAAGCCAGCCAGGATGTCCGGCGGAATACCGCACGGGTGTTCGTGGCCGTCATGCCGGATCGGCCCGAGCATATCCTCGGCTTCTTCACCCTCAGCGCCGCGACGGTGGTCGCCGCCGACCTGCCGCCAGCAATGGAGAAACGTCTGCCGCGACATCCCATTCCGGCGGCACTGATCGGGCGCCTCGCCGTTGATCTGGCCGCTGCTGGACAGGGTCTGGGGGGTGTTCTGCTGGCCGATGCCGTCAAGAAGACCAAGGTGGCGGCGGAGACGGTCGCCATGTCGGTGATCGTCGTTGACCCCATCGACGATGGTGCTCACAGATTCTACGCGGCGTTCGGGTTCCAGTCCCTGCGGGGACCGCAGAGACGGATGTTTATGGCCATCCATGGTGGTGCTGCCAAATCGGTGCAGTGATCGGAATGATCACCGCCAATTCCTGACGATCATCTCCGGCAGCGCCGAAGCCCACCGCTCGGCAGCACCGTCCACGTCGAGGCGCTTCTTCAAGGAGACCTGCGGCACCAGGATGAACATCACCACACTGGTCATCCCGCGCCCGGAGCGGAGCGCCGAGGCACTGCCCTTGGCGAACCCGCCGCGTTTGCCGGTGCGTGCCCGCATGTTCTCGGCCACCAGCAGCGAGGGAGCACCCCGGCGATAGATGAAGCGCAGGCGGCTGCCGTGCATCTGTTCCCATAGGCCGGGCGTCATGCGCTTGCCTCGGGCACCGGTGCCGGCGGCGGGTGTGGGGATCGCCAGCCAGAAGCCATGTTTGGACTTGATCACCGCTCCCTGGTCGAAGGCGCGGATGATGGTCGGAGCCTTGGTAAAGACGAACCCCGCCGCCTTGATGCTGTTGCGACCCTTGGGATAAAGCTCGGCCTGCCAGGTGTTGGCGAGACGCTGGCCCATGCCCGCCTCGGTGACCTGGCGGCGGAGATCCGCCTTCAGACCGTCGGCGGCCTGCCGCATTCCGGCGGTGACGGCATCCTCGGCGGCCTTGACTTCCTCGGCCATGATCTTGCGCAGATCGCCGGATATGGCCGCCGCCAGTTTCATGCCGGTCTCGTGTTCAAGGTCCAGACCAACCGCTCGGCATCCAGGCTTGGTTCGCCATGGACGACGAAACTGTCGGCGTCATGGATAATGATGTCCCCCGCCACGGGTCCGGGAACCTCCCGCCGCTGGACCTCGAACAAAGCCGTGCTGACATGCACGGTGATATCCGAGAACTCGACATCGCGGTCGGGCCGCCGCACCAGGGCACGGATGGACCGGCCCTGGTAGCTGACGGTGACGGCGATGTTCGGATCGGCGAACAGGTCGTCGAAGGCATCCGCGAAGGCGGGCATGGTCAGTTGCCCGAGAACAACCGCACCGCCAGACGCGGCCGCTTGTTGACCGGCAGGATGGAGGCTTCGGTCTTGACGTCGATGGCGCTGCCGTCCTGGCGGGCCAACTGGCGGGCATACATGGGCACGCCCAGGGTGTTGACCGTCTCGATCAGATTGGCCGGGGCGCCATAGGTGACGAAGGTGTCCATGGTGCCCAGCGGGAAGGCGATGCCTTCGCCCGCCGGAATCAGGGTCTCGGTAGCGCCGGTGGAAAGGGTGACGGTGGCGCTGTATTCCTCGAACACCATGCCGGCGAAGGGGAAGCGGCGGCGCACGTCTTCCCTGAGCGGCTGGGCCCCGGTGGAGGAGAAGTACTGGTAGGCCTGCTCGACCTTGGCATGGCCGATCAGCTTGTCGAAGAATTCCGGGCTGACCAGGGCCAGCACGCTGGTCATGGTCTCGCCCTTCAGCTCGGTCTCCACCTTGCGCAACACGTCGCGGATCTTGGCCTGGACGTTGGTGGTGGCGGTGCCGAGAGCGAAATCCACCTGCTGGCGGCTCAGGGCGAACTCGCTGAAGTAGTCGTAGAGGGTGGACCCGGCGCCATCGCGGACCACGCCCTTGAGCGCATTGACCTCCATGAACTCACGGGTCTGGGCGTGCTTGCTCCGCATGCGGGTCAGCTTGCGCTCCATGACCGTGGCCAAGGGATCGGCGGCATCGGCGACACCGAAGCCGCGCACGCCCTGGACGTCCTGGGGGGTGATGGAATCGTCATGGGGAATCCACGGCACCGTGAACGAGCGCATGCTCCGGGCGTCGCGGTTGGCGACCGTCGCCGGCCCGCCCAGCGGCACGGTGGGCAGCAGGTTGAGGACGCCCTCGGCCTGCTCGATGATCACCGAGCGCTGGGTGACGCCCTCGAAGCGAAACAGCCCCATCTGGCCCAGCCGGGTGTAGAGGTTGGGCAGAATGTTGATGGCTTGGGTCATTTCGGCGAGCGAATAGCCGCCCGCGTCGAAGGGATTGATGATGGCGTTCATGGGTTCCTCGGTGCGTCAGACGGTGGTGCGGGCGACGAGGCCCAGGGCAGAAATCTGGGTGATCTTGGCGGCGCGTTCGGCGGGCTGGTCGACCGAGGCGTCGAACACCAGGGCGGCTTCGGCCAGGATGACCGGGCCACGGGCGGCGATCAGGCCATTGGCCGCGCCATCGGTGGCGTCCACAGCCTGCAGCAGGATGGCGACAGCGGTTTCCGCACCCTCGTCCCCGACCACCTCGGCGGCGGGCGACTGGCGGTATTCGCCGCTGGCGGTGATGCGCCCCAGCACGGCGCCCAGGGGGTAATTGGTGCCGGCCTTGAGCGTTACGGTCTCGCGGCAGTAGCTGGGGTTGCACTCGAACTTGAGGAGGTCGCCCAGGGAGGGCGATGCGGTCAACGTCGGCATGGCGGCAGTTCCTTACTTGCGGGAGGCGGCTTCGCGGGCACGCCGGACGATGGGGCTTTCGGTTTCGGCCTTGGGAGCGGCAGTCGGCGGAGCGGCGGCGACCACGTCGGTGGCATCGGAACGCTCGGCCAGTTGATCCAGCACAGTGCGGCGCAGCGCCTCGGGGCGGATGCCCTTGGCCATGGCCTCGGCGGGATCTATGGTGACGCCCAGACGAGCGGCCTGGGCGGCAACGGCGCTGATCTCGGAATATTCGGCCCGCAGGCGCTGCTCCAGATCGGCAGTGGGAACTTGCGGCTGGGGCACCGCAGCGATCACAGGGACATCCCCCTGGGGTTCGGACATCGGGGCTTCCTTTCGGACGGCGATGGGACGGGAAATGGTGGGGCGGGCGAGAACGGCACCGAGATCGGCCAGGGCGACACGCAAGGTGCCGACCTTGTCGGCCAGCCCGGCAGCCACCGCCTGGTCGCCGCGATAGACCGCCGCCTCGGTGGAACGAATGGCCTCGGGGGATTTTCTGCGGCACTTGGCGACCAGATCGACGAACCGGCCATAAAGGGCATCCACGTCGGCCTGGAGACTGGCGCGGGCGCTGTCGGACAACGGCTGGTGGGGATTGCCATCCACCTTGCGGGCCCCGGCATGAACGAAGGTCCAGGCCAGCCCGGCCTGGGCATCGGCCCCGGATTCGTCGCGATGGACCGCCACCACGCCGATGGACCCGATCTCGCCGGTCTGGGTGACGTAGATTCGGTCGGCGGTACAGGCGATGGCATAGGCCGCCGACAGCGCCGCCTCGTCCGCCACCGCCCAGATGGGCTTGCCGCACTGGGCACGGATGGCCTGGATGTGGTCGACCAGATCGAACAGGCCACCCACCTCGCCGCCGGAGGAATCCACATCCAGCAGGATGGCGCGGATGCCGGGATCGGTGGCCGCCGCCTCGATGGTTTCGGCGATGTCGGAATAAGCCGTCAGGCCGCTGGCGGCGCCGAGATACCCGGAGCGGGCCACCAGGGTGCCGATCACCGGCACGATGGCGATGCCGTCGGTGGTGACAACGACATCGCCGGTCGAAGCTGCGTCACCGTCGAAGGAAATGGACTGCCCATCCAGCCGGGGGCCGAGAGCACCCAGGATGACGTCCAACTTGCTGCGGGCAACCAGCAGCGGCGTCCCATACAGGCGAGCCGCGAGATGCGGGAGGTCCGTCATGACCGCTCCCCTGCCATCCGGTTGCGGACACGGTCGGCGATGCGGGCCACATCGACGGTGATTTCGATCTCGCCGCTGCGGCAGGTGACAATATCCCGCCCTGCTGTGCCGTCCGCCGAGGACCCGAGTAAGCTCACCGCCCGCCGGAGATCGATGCCGATGGAGCGCAGATCGGAAAGGACGGCGAGATGCACCATGTCCCGCAGCGTGAAGTCTCGGGCAATGCCATTTCGAGTGCTGTGGATGGGGATGAAATGCCTGCGGCAAATCATCTGGTGGATGTTCGCTCGGGAAATCCCCGTCACGTCACTGACGGTGTCGATGCTGAAAACGCGTTCGCTCATGTCCATCCTCTGGGTGATGGGGCTGGTGTCATGGGTGGGGGCTGCCGGTGGCGTGCCCCCAAACGACAGCCCTAGCCGCTGCTCCCGTTCCCGGTCGGCGGCAATCTCGGCATCCACCTGCTCGGCGTCATATCCACGCTCGGCCAGCGCCTGGGTGCGGCTTTTCAGGCCGGCACCGATCTGCTCGATCTCGGCCTTGGTGTCCTTCATCGGATCGACCCAGTCCCATTTGGGCGGCAGCCAGGAGCAGGCGATGAAGGTGGAGCGGTTGCGTTCATAGCCGGGGATGTCGAGCGCCCCGGACAGCACGGCCACGTCCATCCAGCGTTGCCA